ATGTTCCATAAAGCGCGAGTAGAGAAGCGCAAAGGTAAACATTGGAAGACATATATCGGCGAAGATGAACACGGCATGGCCATTCGTGAATATGCCAATAAGAACAGAAAAAAAGCAATTATCTTGCAAGATGAAAATACAGGTGCAATGTGCTACGCAAGATATGGTGGAAAATAAAAGGTTATAAAATGTATATCACAAATGACCAACTAAAGCAATTACTACCTGGAAATAATAATATCGATGAATGGGCAGAAGCACTCAATAGTGTTCTTCCTGAATATGAAATCAACACAGTAGAACGCATAGCCGCGTTTATTGCTCAGTGTGCCCATGAATCAGGAAACTTCACTCGCCTAGAAGAAAATCTAAACTATCGCTGGCAGACACTTCGCAAAGTCTTCCCAAAATATTTTCCTACAGACGCAATAGCACAAGAGTATGCCAGTAGACCTGATAAGAAAGAGGCTATTGCTAATCGTGCATATGCTAACAGAATGGGTAATGGTCCTGAGGAATCAGGTGATGGCTATCGTTATCGTGGAAGAGGTCTAATCCAATTAACAGGTAAGAACAATTACACCGCTTTTGCAAACAGTCTTGATATTCCGGTTGAAGAAGCGGCAGAATATCTTGAAACCTTTGATGGTGCGGTGCAATCTGCATGTTGGTTCTGGGACACGAACAATCTCAATAAGTGGGCTGACGAAGGTGATATGGTCACTCTGACCAAGAGAATTAACGGCGGCACAAACGGACTAGAAGATCGTATTAAGCATTACAAACATGCATTGAAGGTATTGAATGGCTGAACTTGCTAGGAAAAGCGATGACTGGTTTTTCCGCAAGTGGCGTCCAGCTATGGCATGGATGTATATGGCTATATGTATCTTTGACTTCATAATCGGCCCTATCTTCTACGCATGGTTCGCATACTACACAAAAGATTTTGCTAAGTTTGGTGAATGGCAGCCTCTAACACTCATGGGCGGCGGATTATTTCATGCTGCTATGGGTGCTATTATTGGTGTCAGTGCTTGGGGCAGAACACAAGAAAAACTCTATGGTGTCAATGCTCCACCGCCAGGTATCTACAATAGTTATCAAACAGATAAGCAATATGAAACAGAAGAAAAAATTGTTCAAAAAGAAACAACTCATATAAAAAGACCTAAGGTTATACCTAAGTCTGATCAACCTTTGATCTAGGATAAATAGAAGTATGTTTAGTGGTTTGCAATTCAAGTTGATTATAGGTGTTATCTTAGCTGCCGTTCTTGTTGGCAGTTATTTCTATATTCAATCTTTGAGAAGTGATTTGAGAGTTGCACAGGAGGAAAAGGCTCGTCTTGATAGTATCATCAGACAGCAAACTCTTGTCATCGAAAAGAACAAACAAGACATTCAAAAGATGCAAGAAGTGAATAAGAAAGTTGGTGATGATTTTGCGAAGGCTCAGCAACAAGTGGCTGAACTCAATGCTAAGTTTGAAAAGTTTACTAAAGTTATCCGTGCTAAACCTACGGAAACAGAAAAGAGGGTAAACAGAGCAACAAGCGATGCTCTAAGATGTAATGAGATTATTACAGGATCGCCTCTGAAAAACCAAGAACGACAAGCTACCTATAAAAATAGCATTTGTCAGGACGTTATCGATGCTTTGATTGAAAGGGAAAAAGCCAATGCACAATAAGATTACCATTGCGGCATTGCTATCTCTTTTCCTAGCCGGTTGTAATACAACAACCGTTTATGATAAGCCAGTTATAGTAGATAGACCTGAACTTATTGTTCCAAACGTGCAGCCTGTTACACAGAGTAATGTTAAATGGATTATCATTACTCCTGAAAACGCAAATCAGAAAATGAAAGAACTGCAAGCTGAAGGTACATTTACCGTATTAGCTTTAACTCCTGATGGTTATAAAAATTTGAGCATGAACGTAGCGGAATTACGCCGTTACATTCAACAACAAAATGCTGTGATTGCGGCTTATCAAGAATACTATAAGAACAATCAACAACAAAAGTAGTGAATCAATAATGTCAGACGATCAAAAAATAGAAATTGAATTGCTTAAAAAAGATGTAGCTATGATAACAAATCTTTGCGAAAAGTTCGATACAACCATAGATAAGATGCAAGAAATTGCAGTCAATCTATCCCGAATGGTGTCTCTACAAGAGCAAAGGCTAGAAAATCAGGAGAGAATTTCGAAAGAAGTTCAAAACACCCTAGAAATGCGTAGAATAGAACATAACAACGACATTAAGGAACTTCACTCTCGTATCACGACCACAAACCGTGATCTATCAGAGAAGATTGAAGAAACAGAAAAAAAGATCCTTGACGAATTACACGCAATGCGCCAAGAGATGAAACAGGAAAAATCTAGTTTCGTAGAGAGACTAGGTAATATTGAAATGTGGAAATACACAGTCATTGGTGCGATTATAGTCATTACCTGGATTTTGGCGCGCGCCGATATATCTGCAATAAGTAAGCTATTATTTCGTTGATTTCCCTTAGAATGTGTTATATAATAACCAATCTTATGGATTGGTGTGATTTGCTATGTCTCTGTTTATCGACAAAAAGTTCGTATCCTTAGTCTCAACTAAACTGGAAAGATTCCAGCAGAAGTCTGAGTTCCTTTGGAACTTCCGTTGCCCTATTTGCGGCGACTCCCATAAGAATAAGTTTAAGTCTCGCGGCTATATCTATCGTCGCAAGAGCGACCTCTTTTTCACTTGTCACAACTGCGGAACATCTATTTCTTTCGGAAATTTTCTAAAGAACGTAGATCATTCCATGTATCGTGAATATCAAATGGAACGGTATAAGTGTGAGAGTGCAGGTAATGTTGCAAAGCCTGACTTTTCTTTTGTTATGGAAAAACCTATCTTTGAGAAGAAGTCTAAGATTGATCTGCCTAGCATTGAGGAACTTTCAGATACTCATACCGCGAGGCTCTATATAAAAGACAGACACATTCCAAAAGAAAAATGGAATCGTATCTATTACGCTGAAAACTTCAGTGAATTTGTGACAGAAATGTTACCAGATTATGACAAAACTCTGTATGATGAGCCAAGAATTGTATTGCCATTCTGGGATGAGCAAAAAAATCTTCTAGGCTTTCAAGGTCGTGCAGTGTTGAAATCTGCGGTTAAATATATAACCATCAAGACTTCTGATGACGCTAAGAAAGTTTATGGCTTAGATTGTGTAGATAAGTCAAAAACTATATACGTTGTAGAAGGTCCTATAGATTCACTATTTTTACATAACGCCCTAGCAATGATGGACGCAACATTGTATAATGCCGTATTGTCTGTAGGTGATCTTGACTATGTGTTTGTATATGACAATGAACCTCGAAACAGTGATGTATGCAAACACGTTCTAAAAACTATTCAAATGGGTAAAAAAGTTTGTATTTGGCCAGAACATATCAAGCAGAAAGATATTAATGAGATGGTCAACTCAGGCTATTCACCCGCACAAATCCAAAGTATTATAGATAGTAATACGTTCTCAGACCTCAGAGCAATGCTCGAATTTCGGAAATGGAGTAAATTATGATCAAACTCATGAACATGGCTGAAGGTCATATTGGCGACCCTCTTTTTATTAATCCGGATCATATCATTACAGTATTTCCACAAGTGATAGATGGTGGTAGTATTAGAACTATCATTTATGGTGGAACAAATCAAACAACATGGGTAGTCGAAGAAGGCGTTGAAGAAGTAATAAAGAAAATTAACGAATATAAAAAAAGTATGTAAGTTTTAGGAGCAGAAAGCATGTCCAATAATTATCTTCCAACTGAATACCAGCAATTCATTCACAAGTCGCGTTATGCAAGATGGCTTTGGGATGAGAACCGTCGTGAAACATGGGATGAAACTGTTTCACGTTATTTCAATTTCTTTACAGAACATTTGCAAGAAAACAATAACTTCAAACTCGATGAATCAATTCGCAGAAAGTTGGAAGATTCTGTGTTATCACTTCGCGTTATGCCATCAATGCGTTGCCTCATGACTGCTGGTGAAGCGTTAAAGCGTGAGAATGTTGCTGGTTACAATTGCTCCTATGTGGCCGTTGATAGCATCCGTTCATTTGACGAAATTCTTTATATTCTTATGAACGGCACAGGTGTTGGCTTCTCTGTCGAAAGTAAATACACCGAGCAACTTCCTGTTGTCTCAGAAGATTTTCACGATTCAGAAACAACAATCGTTGTCGCAGATAGTAAGTTGGGTTGGGCAAAGGCTCTCAAAGAACTTATTGGTATGCTTTATGTTGGTCAAGTGCCAAAGTGGGATTTGAGCAAGGTTCGCCCTGCTGGTGCACCACTCAAGACATTCGGTGGTCGTGCATCAGGTCCCGCACCGTTGAATGATCTTTTCAATTTCTGCGTCAGCACATTCAAGAAATCTGCTGGTCGTAGATTGACAACTTTGGAGTGCCATGATATTGTTTGTAAAATTGCTGAAATCGTTGTTGTGGGTGGCGTTCGCCGTTCCGCTCTTATCTCTCTGTCTGATCTTAGCGATGATCGTATGCGCGTGGCTAAATCTGGTGAATGGTGGAAAGATAACGTGCAAAGAGCATTGGCTAATAACTCGTTCGTAGCCAAAGATAAAGTCGATGTTGGTATCTTCATGAAAGAATGGCTCTCGCTCTATGAATCACATTCTGGTGAGCGCGGCATTTTCTCTCGCACAGCATCAAGAAAACAGGCTGAGAAGTTTGGTCGCCGTGATGCAAATCATGACTTTGGTACAAACCCTTGCTCAGAAATTATCCTTCGTTCGCGTGAGTTCTGTAATTTGACCGAAGTTGTCGTTCGCGGTGATGATACACCTGCAACACTTAAGCAGAAAGTTATCGATGCAACTATTCTTGGTGTAATGCAATCAACACTCACCAACTTCAAGTATCTCTCAAAGAAGTGGAAAGAAAACTGCGAAGAAGAAAGACTTCTCGGCGTTTCTCTCACAGGTATCATGGATAATGCTTATACAAATGGTAAAGCAGGCAATCTTGAAAAGACCTTAAATGAATTGCGTGAGGTTGCTGTTGCTACTGCAAAAGAATGGGCAGCAAAGATCGGCATCAATGTTTCTGCTGCTATCACTTGCGTCAAGCCATCAGGCACCGTTTCGCAGTTGGTTGATGCAGCATCAGGTATTCATGCTCGTCACTCACCTTATTATGTTCGCACCGTTCGTGCAGACAAGAAAGATCCTCTCGCAAAGATGATGATTGACGCTGGTTTTCCAGCAGAGGACGATGTGACAAAGCCTGATCACACATATGTCTTCTCTTTTCCAATCAAGAGTCCTGAAAATGCTATATATCGTAAGGATATGACAGCTATTGAGCAACTTGAATTGTGGCTTGCATATCAGCGTCATTGGTGTGAACACAAACCTTCTATCACTGTTTCGGTAAAAGAAGAAGAATGGCCAGAAGTTGGTGCATGGGTTTGGAAACACTTCGATGAAATGTCTGGTGTTTCTTTTCTTCCTTTCTCTGACCATGTTTATGCTCAAGCACCATATCAAGATTGTGATAAAGAAACTTATGAGACTTTGTTATCAAAAATGCCAAAGAATGTAGATTGGTCGAAGTTGGCTGATTATGAGAAACAGGATACCACAACAGGTTCGCAAGAATTGGCTTGTAGTGCCGCTGGAGGAACAGGATGTGAGATTATTTGATTGATTTGTAACCTCGGCGGTTCTTATTTGTAAAAGTCGCTTGACAAGAGCGATTACAGAACCGCCGAGTTTTACTATCTCTTACATTGCGAACGACATTTTCTTTATTACAAGTGTCGCAATAAAAAGTTTTCATTTCATCAATGTAATTATGAGGTTTTTGGCCTTTCTTGAAACAACCTTCGTGTGAAACCCAACTATGATTTTTTCTTCTGGTTTCGACAACTTTAGAAGCAATTTCAGGGTTTTTCATAGGATTATTTTTTATAAACCGCTCTTTTTGAGCAGGATTTGGTATACCTTTATTAGGTGCTGGACGGCCAAGTGCTTTTTGCCGCATTTTCTCTTTAGCCTCTTCGGTGTGCTTGAGACCAAAATGTCCGTTTTTAGACCCTTTGGCACCACCACCGTAAGGTACATAATTATCGAAAAGTTCAGCACTTTCAGATAAAACCTGATCAGAAAGATTGATCGTTTCGGTATGGCTTATACCTAAAGATTCGGCGAGAGACTTAGAAAATTGATATGTATATATAGTCATGAGGCTGGTGCTCCTTTTTAGCATTAGAGTAGGTGGGACCCCCATCCGCGACCTACACATATATTTAGTAAAACGGGAATTTCAATGTCAAAGGAAATAGAGACTAAAACATGCGATTATTGTGAGTCTAGATATAAACTAGTTTATGATTTGGGTGAAAGTTCTGGTTATGCTAAGTTTTGTCCGTTTTGTGGTTCTGATGCCTACGATGAAGAACCAGAAGACGATGAAGATGAATGATAAATAGGTATATGAAAACATTTAAACAACACACTAAAGAAAAGAAAAAAGAAGAAGGGTCGGGGCTGGCACCAGCTCCGATCCACTTCAAACATTTTGAAGAACTTGTGGACGCACAGCCCACAGGTGTTATTCCCACCGCTATTCACTTCAAGAATATTCTCAAAGACAAGAAACTGAATGAGGCTAAAGAAGGCTCAGACTTCAAATCTTGGATGAAAGATCGTAGCGACAATGCTCACCTAACTTCTAAGAAAACTGTCGGCGCGGCTAATGACGAGATTGCCAAAAAACTTCATAGCACAAACAAGTTTTCTGATGAGCATGTAAGTCACATTACAAAATATACAGGTTCTCCTGATGATGCACATTCACACAGTCAGAAAATGAACACCAGTCTTATCAAGAACAAAGGTGTGCCGACTAAGGCTCATAAAAAATCTGCTGAAGGTTTGAGTGATGCTATCGATAAGAATAGAATACAGCATAAAGTTACTGTATATTCTGGAACAAGTTTTGATCCTAGAAAGCACACTGATAAGAAGGGTCACCTAAAATCTCACGCTTTCATTTCTGCAACACACGATAAACAAGTTGCTGCTGGATTTGCTCAAAAAGCCGCCGCTAAACGCGACTCTTATGCACACGGTCATATTATGAAAATTGATTTGAAGCCAAATGATCCTGCAACGCATGTCGGTCATCATTCTTACTGGAATGGTGAACACGAAACGGTTATCAATCGTAATACCACACTAAAACATGAAAAGACCACATCACATTGGTCACCAGGCGAAGAACGCTATTATCACATTCATCATATGAGCGTAGCCAAGGACTGATATATACTCCGTCAAAGGAGTATATTATGTGGACATATGAAGGCCGTGAGGTAACAGAAGATGAAATTGAAAGCCACACTGGGTTCGTTTATCTTATCACCAATCTTACCAACAACAAAAAGTATGTGGGCAAAAAACTTTTCAAATCCACACGCACCAAGACCATCAAAGGCAAAAGAAAAAAAGTCAAGTCAGACTCCGACTGGCGAGATTACTATGGTTCAAACGCAATACTCAAGGAAGACGTTAAGCGATTAGGACCTGATAGTTTTAAGCGGGAAATACTTAAACTCTGTAAGTCTAAAGGTACTGCCAACTATTGGGAAATGAAGTATCAAATACAGTTTGAAGTATTAGAAAGACCTGATGAGTATTATAATGAGTGGATCATAGTAAAAGTGCATAGATCACATATCAAAAAAGACTAACCTTTTCAAGCACTTAGCAATTCTTCAATAAAATCAATGACTTAGCGGTATGCACGAAATGCAGGTCAGCCATGCAAAAATATTGGTTGACCTGCCCTCCAGACCTGCTAGGATGCTTATATGATGATTGATGACCTTACGAAAGGTGAAGTGATGAAGACCCTCCCTCAAGACGCCATTGACGCTCTTGTCCAGAAAATCAAGTCGGACTATCGTGCTTTCAATGCTAATATGGGCGGCAATGCTCAGAGCGAACACCGCCAGCAAATGATTGCGGAGTTTGAAGCAAAGGTTCGTGTCGAACCCGGCAAGAAATATCTCAAGGTGATCACTGGCGGTTCTGTTCACTCTTTCATTTGCCTTGTTGATAACGGCAAGTTTAAGCGTGGTGATATCCTCAAGCCGGCATCGTGGCGTGGTCCTGCTACTAACTTTGCCCGTGGCAATGTTCTTGATGGCACTCTTGATCGCGTTCGTTGGACTGGAGCCCTCTAATGTATTTCTTCCGTGTCACATTCATTGATGGTCATCATATCTATCATGATGGCTTGACAAAGCGGCAGGCCGTGCTAAGATATAATAAGTGGTTGCGTGAGTTGGCTATGCAACCCATACAAGAAGTGGCGTGGGGTAAGTTATGAAACCTTTTGAACTCGGCAAGTTTCAAGGCTTTGAGAGTTATGAGGAGATTCCTGTCGATATCAAAGAATATGTGCTGACTGTTGCTGGCTTTTCTGGCCAGCCGATTGAAATTTTGCCCTTGTGGGAAATTAATGATTTCTTCATGGGCTTGAAG